CCGTCGCCATCCGCGTCGCCATCCGCGTCGCCATCCGCGTCGCCATCCGCGTCGCCATCCGCGTCGCCATCCGCGTCGCCGTCTTCATCAGAGGAAGCGCCCGTGGCGTCGCCCGCGTCTTCGGAGATGTCGTCGCTGGGAGCGTCGTCCACAGGTGAGTCCGCCTCAGGGGCGGCTAAACCTCGCGCGTGGTTCACAAAATCCTCATCGCGTTCCTGTTTGTCTGGCATGGTGCCCTCCTGTCATGCCCCCGGAGGAGGCGGTGTATCACTTGTCTGCGCCGAAGACTGGTCCGGGTCCTGCCCCTGGACGGGTGGGCCTGAATCGCCGCCGCCTGCCGAGGCAGCCTGGGCCTCGGGGGCAGCCTGCTCCGGCGGTTGTCCCGGCCCGGTGGTCCCTGCTTGCGCGGGAGCTTGCGCCCCGACCTGTGCGGCAGCGGCCAAGCCGCGCTGGAACAGGTCGATGTTGGTCTGATCAATCGAAAGACCGAGTTTCATGGCATCAATCGCGGCCTTGAGCTCGTCAACATCGACCGATGCAGCCGTCATTCCGATCTCGGACGCCGCAACGCGCGCCTGTGCCATCTGACGGTTTGCGCGCGCCGTGATTTCCCCAGCCTCGGCGTTCAGCTTGGCCATCTGGAGCTTGACCATCGCGAGTTGGACCTGCTGGGCCTGTTGCGCGGCCTGGGCGGCCTGCTGAGCCTTCTGCTGCGCGGCTTCGCGACGGCGCGGCGGCAACCGCTCGATATCGACGGTGCCTGCGGGTAGCAAGGAAGCCAGACGCTCCTCGATCTCCTCTGCGCCTGGGATGTCCATGTTCCGAACGATGATGTCTGCAATCACGTTGCCGACCTGGGGCATGGTGTTCATCAGCGTGAGCATGATGTCCACGCCCTCCTGGCGCTTGGTCGCGTAGGACGGCCCGGTGGTGTAGGTGATGTCATACTTGCCGAGAGTCACGTCCGGGGTTTGATCGCCGAAGCGCCCGTTGATCTCCTGTAGCGATTCCGTGTCGTCATCCCCGGTCAGTTTCACGGTCCTGTTGGTGTCGTAGACAACGGGGATCAGCTCATTGATCACCCGACCGGCCTCGGCCAGTGCTGCGTTCATGTTCTCGACGTAAACCACGTCCCCAAGCTCGGAAATACGCTGCCGCGCCGTGATCGCCTTGCCCGAGACCTCGTTCGACTTCTGACCAAGCGAGGCTTCGCTCTTGTTGGTCACGTCCTTGATGTCCTGGACGGTCATCCCGGCCTCGGTCAGCACAGCCTGGTTGAGGGGCGGGGGTGGAAGGAGCTGCGGCTGCGCCCCACCGGCCTGCGAATCCCAGAACAGCACACGGTCGCCGGACAAGTGGGCGTTGCGAAACTGGTCAGCGAGGCCCGTCTTGGCCCCTGCGGTGTCGAGCAGCCACTTGGAAGACACCGACTGCGACAACTCTTCCGCCAGCACTGACCGCCAGTAGTTATGGAGGCGCTGGGGGTCCTTGGCATTGCGCACGAAACCCCAGCGATACCTGACGCTGGCCTCTTGAAGTGACCAGCCCTCGACACGGAACACGGGCAGCCGTGGGATGTCCAGCCGGAAAGGACCCTCAAGAATCTCGGTCGAAGACAGGACGTAGCACTCGGCGTATGGCCGCACAGTCTCGCGCGTGATCGGATCGCCATGCTCGTCAAGTGCTACCCGCAAAGCGATCTCATCTGCGGTCATGCCCTTGAGGTCGATCACGTCGCCGCTTTCTGCCTCAAGCCCGAGCTTCACCGGCTCCTCGCGCATCTGCCAAAACTTCGCCACCCGCACCATCTCATCGACATACCAGCCGTGCCCCACCATGACGGTGTTGTCCAGCTCATCGGAATACCACCCGCTGTCGCTGCTGGCGTCCGGGTAGGCGCGCTCGAAATCCTCTTTGGTCATGTATTTGGTGACGAAGCAGTGCTGCGCGTCAGAGCCGGTCGGCTCGTATGACGCGCGATCCCAGACCACAGCGAACGGGTCATCGACAGGCTGGACAACGATGTCGCGCAGGAACACGTCGTTCTTGGCGTCCCGCAGATCAACCTCGAAGTTGCCGATCCCGCAGATGTAGGCGTTCTCCATCGCCTTGTGCAGCGCGCGTCTAGACTCCTGCGACTTGACGGTTGTGCGGATGATGCCCTGCCGCACTTCCGCGACCTTCTTCGACCCCCCTCGCGCCGGGATCAACTTCATGGTGGTGTCTGACTGGAGCCAGGAGCCAATGAACTGCGCCACGAAGGCGGGCAGCCGGTTGACGGTCAACACCGGCTTGCCCAGGCGCTCCCGCCGCTCCCGCGCGTTGGGGTCCCACTGGTCCCCGATGACGAACTGGATATCCTGACGTGCGGGCTCGATGTTGTGGTAGTCGGCCTGCACGTCCTTGTGATACATGTCGCGCACCTTGCTGACGAAGGTGGCCTCGTCCTCGAAAGGAAGGTCAAACCGCTCCCGGACACGGGATATCTTGCTCGCCTTGATGTGCGCCACTACAAAATCTCCCGCAGAATCATCGCATCCACCCGCCCCCGGAATCGAACCGCGAGCCTGCTCCGAACGGGTCCAGTGCCTGCGGATATGCCGCTTGTGGCATGGGCACGGCTTCCCCCGCCGTAAACCCGGAATTATCACTCCACATGGGAGCTGTCAACGTGGACTGCACAGAGCGGTCAGGGAAGGCATGGGTCAGGGCCACGGCGTCCGAGACGTCCGGCGACCGGCGGAGCAGCTTCTTCACCTCAGCCTTGCTCTCGATCACCGTGTCCGTGACCTGCCCCGACACCCTCGCCGTGATGGCCCCCAGGTCTTGTTGCAACTCGTCGTCATCGGGGATGCTGACCCCCTCCACAGCCTCGAACCAGTCGCGCAGGCGCATATACATCTCCGCCCTCCGGTTCTTCGGGCCGGGGGCATGGGGGCGCACGGCCTTGAACTGACTGCGCCCGCCGAAGTCCACGGGGTAGCACTTGTCCGAGATCCCCGGATAATGCGCGCGCAGGCCCGAAAGGAGCGACGCACCCCACCCCCCGCCATTGTCGATGTTCACCCGGTCGGGCTTCTCGGCCTCGATCACCCCGGCGACCCAGTGAATGGCGTCCTGCGGCTCCACCCCGATCCGGCTCTTATACCACAGCAGCACGTTCCCCTGCCGCATGGCTAGGCAGAACCTGTCGCCGCCCTGCCCAGCCGGATCGACACCGAGTATCCGCGGTCCTTCCGGGCGAATGCCCTTGCGCTTGCGGGCGCGCATGACCAGCACGGGCTTGATGAACAAGTCCAGCCCGACGGCCTGAAACGCCTCGGTGGGGGAGCACGGATACTCCTGCATGAACGTCTCGACCGACCCGAGCTGCTCTTCGATCTGGAACCTGCGCCACAGCATCTGCGGGTAGTCCAGGCCATACATCTCGGCGACCTCCACCTCGGATGGCAGCCCGTCGCCCTCGGGCTCCCCGCGCAGCGCGAACGAGCTGGACACGGGCAGCCGGTATTCCGTGGACAGGAACCACGGGATGAAGACCGGGGCATACCCCAGCGCTCCGGGGTCGCTCATGCCCGCTTCGGCGCGCATCCACCGCCGGTGAAACTCGTTGCCAACCCCGTTGGCGGTGCTCTCCACGATGACCTCGGTGCCGGGGGCCATGGGCACCGAGTTGACGAACCCGGCGAAGTTCTTCTCGGGGTTCTTGTAGAACGCCACTTCCGACAAGTGCGCCAGCGTCGGGGTGTCCCCCCGCCCCGCCTCACCCGACCCGCCTGCCGTCGCCACGGTGTAGCTGGACCCGTTGGACAGGCGGTATTGCTTGGCGTTCGACGTGTCCGCCCGCAGCGCCAGCGGATCGTTGTCGTAGAAGGTCTTGACCATGCCGAACAGGGCATCCGTGGAGGACTGGACATGGGCCATGACCTTGGCATTGCGATACTTGAACAACCGCGCCTTGGAATAGAACCTGGCGGCAGTGTAGGTGCTGGCTCCCTGTTTCCTCCCCTTGAGCAGGATCGCCCGCACCATCCCGTGCTCGCGAAGCTGGGCCTCGAGCTTGACGTGGATCATCATCTGCGCCGTGTTCAGGGCCAGCGGCACCAGTTGGGAGTGCTTGTTCACCACCTTGAGGCATTGCAGGGCATGGAGGGGCAGGTCGGAGCGGTATTCCTGCATCCTGCTGATCAGGCGAGCTTCCTCCACCGACAGCCGCAGAACCGCTCGTTGCGGTTCATTCAGGATCATTGTCGTCGCCCGCGTCTTGCGCGACCTCGTATGCAGCGTCGATCACGTCCATCAGATCGTCCATGGTGCGGGTGGGGTGGACCTCGGTTTCACGGGTGATGATCTTCGGGAACAGCTTGGTGTAGAAATCGTCGGGGTTATCCTTGGCCCAGACGGCCAGCCCTTGTGGCCCCCCGATTTCCTCGAAAGCGAACAGGACGGCCCCCCGAGCGTATTTGCCAGCGTTCTGGTAAATCTGCCCCTGGAGGACATCAGGCAGGGTCTGGGGGCCAGAGCCGTTCAAGTCGGGGATTTTCGGGTCCATGCTCTCGTCTCCACCGTGGCTTGGTGGC